CTTCTGAACGTTTGTCCTCCCGAAATCATCGAGAACTACGGCATTTCTCTGCACGAACTGACTTTAAAGAATGGTTCTTTAATCAAAGGTATTGCTGCATCTGAGCCATCTCGCTTTCGCGGCCCTCAATGGCATCATGTCTGGGCTGACGAGTTAGCTGCTTATGACTATCTGGATGATGCCTGGGACATGATTCAGTTCAGTCTTAGGCTCGGTAAGAAGCCACGTATGGTTTGCACTACCACTCCTAAACCGGTTCCTAAGATCGTAGAGCTGTATGACAGAGACGGTGAAGATGTACATGTCACAACCGCAAGTACGTATAGCAACATGCATAACCTTGCTCCGACATTCCAGAATCAGATTCTCCAGTACGAAGGCACCGAGATCGGTAGGCAAGAGATACACGCTGAGATTCTGAACCCTGAAGAGAGTGGTCTGGTCAAACGGAGTTGGTTCAAGCTCTATGACTCTGATAAGCCATTTCCTGAGTTTAGCTATGTCATACAATCCTATGACGTAGCTACCTCTGATAAGACTGTGAACGACCCCACTGCGTGTGTAGTGCTAGGCATCTTCAAGCCAGGGCCAGATCAGGGTAACCGTGTCATGCTGATTGACTGTTGGTCTGAGCATCTGCTATACCCGGATCTAAGGGCTAAGTTACAGGACGAGTACACTGAGGTCTATGGCAATCCGGACGAATTCGGGAGCGGGAAGAAGGTAGACATGATTCTGATTGAGAATAAGTCTAGCGGCATAGCACTGATACAGGACCTACAACAAACACGAATACCGATTCGGGGCTACAATCCAGGGTCGGCAGACAAAGCAACACGCCTGAACATCGTGGCTCCGATGATCGAGAAAGGGCTGATGTACCTACCGGAAAGCAGTGAGATACCGGGGCAGCCAAGAACTTGGATACAACCTTTCGTATCTGAGGTATGCAGTTTTCCACTGGGACGGCATGACGATTACGTAGATGCTTTGAGTCAGGCACTCCGATACCTCAGAGATAGTGGCATGATCACACTGGACTACCATGCCAGTGAACCCAGCATCTATGCCGATGATGATAATCCACGGCCAAATAGGTCCGTAAATCCTTATTCTGTATAGGCATTGACTAAGCTGCAGAGCTGCAGAGAGCTGCAGAGGAAAGTGTTTACTTTAGGTACTGAGGACTGTGGACTCAGAAGCTGACATAGCGCGCCCCCGGAGAAGTGTTCGAGGTCCTATGCTTTCTGTAGCAAAAAAGCCCGCAGCTCAGTGCCCAGAGCTAAGCTGAAGCTTCGAAAAGAATCGGCACCCAACTGCTATGAGCTGGGTGCCTAGCTGCTTACTTGAATTCGATGTAGATGTAATCTGACATCGTAACTTCACAAACATCTGAATTTGCTGGGAGAGATTTAAGATATTCGAGAATCGATTTTTTCTCGATATTGACATAAACATCTGTGCCAGCGATTTTGGCTTTTAATTTCGAAGGGAAACATTCGATGTTCTTGATTGCGAACGCGTTTTTCATATTTAATACTCCTGTTTAGAATTAAGAAAATACAACTTTGTACTACAAGATTCATTATACATAGTTCTTTTAAAAAGAACATAAATTTCATTTCACATTGTGACAAAACTGAAAAAGAATTTATTTCACATGATGATATAGAAAATTGTACTTTTTCTAAGAAACGTGATATGCGTGCACAAAGAAAACTTTGTCATATAGTGAAATAAGATATTGTACTTTTTTATAGAACCATGTATAATGAACTCATGAACAACAAAAAAGAAAGAGAGGAAAATCTACAATCTAGCAGCTGAGATCAGAATCTGCAAGCTCAGCACTCGGCACAGTCTCAAAATCGCCTAGGGAATAATCCACTCCTGCGCGTCATCTCGAGAGCTCAGCACTCAGAATCTAAGCGTTCTCGAGACTCTGCTCTGAATCGGCAAGAGCTAGAGCCCGTTTTAAAGCCCGTTTGCCGAGAGCCCGATTCAATCTTCTTGGCTCGACTTTTGGAGGCTGCCAAGAATCTCATTCAGAATCTCTTGGCCCAGAGTGTGACTGTTCTCGATTTGCACGGCTCCACCATCGGCGCCCGTAAGCTCGACTTTGTTCCGCTCTGAGTATTTTCTAGGGAATCTGGCGGCCATAATCTTGTTGTAGACCGCGCCATTCAAGCGCTGGCCTCCCGGAGCCTCTACGATGTTCTGCAGTCCTAGATTTTCCCAATATGATAGTTCCTCTTGGATCGCCGTACGTATGGCCTGGTTAAAGTCTTCATGACTCTTGGCCCAGTTATCAAAGCAATCCCAGCCCACGCCCAAAGCACTACTCATTTGCTCTTTCGAGAATCCCTGCTTGCCCATCTCGATCACTCTTTCGCAATACTCTGGCTTGTACTTGCTATTGCCGTGAATCTTCTTTTCTGACATAAATTGCTCCTGTTATCGATGGTGCGATTCTATACCTGCTGGAGCAGGAAGTAACGGTTACAAATTTTGGTTACAGTTACACAAAAACGAGGTGAGATTGTATACTATATAATATATATACTTTTATTTAATAATTAAATATATGTAACTATGTAACTCAGTTACTAGCCTTACACAGCTGTCATCTCTCAGTTACATATTCGCTCTCAGTTACACAATTTTATGTAACTTTTTCAGCTAAATTTTAGAACTCTCAGCTCTTCTACGATTTAGAATGTAACTTATGCATCTGCATGATCAGAAGACATACTAATTCTTAGCACACAGAGATGTTAGATCTGAAGGTCTACATACTTCTATAATGTAACTATGTAACTATGTAACTTTCTAACCTATTCTCGAACATTCTCACACACGAATTGTCGATTTCTCACTATTTATTTCACATAGTGATATCAAATAGTTCAAATCTATGGTATAATGTTTATGTAGTAAAAGTATTTGTGCTTAGCACTTAGCACACAGTAGATTCACAAAACTTAATTCTAAACTAAGGAGCATTACTATGAAGGTTCAAGAACTTATCGAGCGATTAAAGTTCGCAAATCCTGAAGCAGATGTACACTTCGCTTACAACTACGGCGATTATTGGAATACAGTAGTAGCACCATCAGTCAACTCAGTCGAAGATGGCATGGTTACTTACAGCGAGTACCATCGTATGGACAAACTCATCACCGATGTAGATGATGATAACGATGACATCCTCGACCCTGTTAATCCTGTCATTGTTTTAAGTTAGGATAATCATGACCATAGATCAATTACAGCAGCAGATCTCAGTTCTGAAGCAACAGCTCGAAGCTACAACTGGCTATGCTCTCAGCCTCGAAGAAACCATCTGTCTTAACCTCGGTTATACAGTCGAAGATCTTCGCTCTCAATGCGAAGTAGTTCTTTATGATGAAAATGGAAAGGCACTCTAATGAAACCCGATCAAATCCGTCAGATTCTTAATGCTTTGGAAGAACACTCCAACACACCGAATCGCACATGCGTAGTTGCAAAGCAGCTTGGTTTACCCAAGTCCACTATTCAGCATGTCATTAGCGAATGGTGTATCGATACAGCCCGTCGTCATGAAGGAACTATCCATGTCAAGCACTAAGTCCTTCCGTGTATCATTCATGCTAGATCTCAAAGGCATGGAATCGACCTCCGACGTTACAGCTTGGATCGAAAGAGCTATCGAACAGCAGTTAGAACGCCATGAAACGCTTCATCCTGTGATCGTTAAGCCCTTCGATGCTGACATTGGCAATACTCCACTTAAACTTCTATGAAAGATCTACTATGAATACCACTGATTCAGTTCAACCTTTTCACTTTTATGCTGCCAACTATGCAGAGTGGCGCACATCCGATAATATTAACGATGTTATCGATTGGTTCAAAAAACAGAAAGCAACCTATACCATTTTCTACGTTCCACTGCCTAATGCGGCGAATTACGAGATCAAGTGGTATGCTCCACAAGTAGAAGGTTGCCAGTACCTAGGTACGTACAAAGGCACCAAGCTCTATGATGCCGAGAAAGAGGCTGCATAGGCTAACTGATGAGCCCTAATGGGCGAAACCACAGCGATGTGGTCTTAGTCAACAACAGGAGAACACTATGTTCGAAGTAATAGCATGCAGTGATGCCAAGTTCCCACATGCGGTCCTAGATCCGAATGGTGAAATCATGGCACTTTTTCATTACGAATCCGATGCCGAGAACTATGCGGATTGGATGAACAGAACGGGGCAAGTATGACCTTAACCAAAGAACAGAC